TGTAACTAAACAAGAATTAAAAGATGATATGAATACTCTAATGGATAGAGTAGAAAAATTACATGAAAAGGTTGACAAATTATTTGAAGTAAAATGAAACGAGCAGTAATTATAATGATGACAGATAAACCTAAACTTCTTATGAAGCTGCTACATCGTGCAGGAAAAGATAATGACAAAAAAAGAAAAGAAAAAAAGAAAAAATAAAAGAAATAGATACACTACAGGCGATAGAGTAGATATGCGTACTGGAGGAAGAGTGTCTTTAAGGCATGGTGGTCTTCATGGTCCAAATAAAAATGATTTAAATGAAGAGACACCTATGAATGGAGAGACACCTATGGATGTTCCTCCAAAGGAAGACCCTCCTAAAGAAGACCCTCCGGTTACAACTACAGATGATACAACTACAGATGATACAACTACAGATGATACAACTATAGATGGACCAACTGCAGAAGAGTTAGCAGCTCAAGAAAAAGCTAGACAACAACAAGTTGCAAGACAATCTGCAGAAGCTGCTGCAAGAGGAGAAGTTTCTGCTGCTGCTGTTATACCTGATGCTGTTAAAATAGAAGAGGGGACTCCACAACAAACTACAACTATGGCAGCTCCTACAACTGTAGGTCAAAGACAAGCTGAAGCAGTTGCACCAGAACAAGTTACAAAAGGAACTACTGCTAAAGCGACAACTCCAGAAGAAAGAAAAGCTGCTAGATTTGATTCTTTTGTAAGTGATGAAGTTGCTGATGTTCAAGCTGCAAGAGAAAGAGAAGCAAGACAAATAGAAGATGTAGCTCCCGGTGAAATAACATCAGATATTAAATTTGCAACTGTTAATGAATTACAAGCTGAAGCTGCACAAGCTACAAGAGTTGATGATATTCTTACAGGCACATATTTAGTTGATGAGGTTGAAGGAGAAGATACTACAATTAATATAACTCCTGATGCTGAAAGACAAGAAAGGGAAACTCTTCTTGGAGAAACTGCTCCAGATGCAGTTGCTGCTGCGATTAATGATACTGTTGGATATGAAGCTGCAAAACAAAGAGCTGTAAAAGGTACTGCTGCTCAAGGTGCTGCTGCAGATATGATAGCAGAAACTGCAGATTTACCATCAGATATAGCTGCTGCAGTTGTACAAGACCCTGCAACAGTTCAAGCTCAAATAGATAATGAACCTGTAGAAGTACAAGCTGCTATTGCTGCTTTACCTCAAGAAGCTTTAGTATCATCACAAATGGAAACATTACTTGGTGGTATGGAAGATGGTGAAATACCTAGATGGGCAAAACCAGCAGTTGATAAAGTTAATCAAGCTATGGCTTCTAGAGGTATTGCTGTTTCTACTGTAGGTAGAGATGCATTGTTTAATGCTATTGTACAAAGTGCTTTACCAATGGCTCAAAGTAATGCACAAGCTTTACAAGCTAGAGCAGCTCAAAATTTAAGTAATGAGCAACAAGCAAACTTACAACAAGCTACTCAACAACAACAATTAAGATTACAAAACTTATCTAATAGACAAACTGCTGCAAGTCAAACAGCTCAAATGTCTCAACAGATGAGAGTTATGCAAAGTCAGTTTGACCAACAAGCTGTCATAACTACTGCTGAACAACAACAGCAAACAAGAACA